TCAGTTGGTTTACTGTCTGAATATGAAGCTAGTGCCAATACATTTGATAATAATGACTATACTTCAGATGATGCAGCTAATCCTATATTGAATGCAAAGTTTCAACGTGGTGCTGTTCCTGGTCCTTTGACTGTTCAGAATTCTAATTTAGCTGCTGTTCAATCTACTGTTCCAGGTTTGAGATTGAGCTATTTAATTCAAGAGTATGATTTTATTTCTGTTTTTCTTTACAAAAATACGACTCCTTTGACTAACATCTATGGGATCTTTAATACTGACAACACATTAACCAATAACCCTTTATATGTGTTCAATTACATGACAACAAGTGATGTGACTCCTACAGGTTCATCTTTTCCAGTAGGAATGCAGAATCCAACTGATCCTTATCTTCAATATGAATCTGTTCTTTTGACACAGATGCCAAATGGTCAGACTTTATTTTCAAATGAATTCAATGGTTTCGTCATAAGGAAAAATCCCACAACTTCTATAGATCAAGTAGATAGAGTAATTATAGGTGGAAATGGTTGGAGTCGATTATTTGGAGCTACCCGTCGTGCTGTGAAGACTTCCTTGTTTGCCAATGCTTTATATCAGACAGGACAGGTTACAGGTCTATCAGATTTGACCCCATTTGAGAATATTTTTGCAGGTCAGCCTATAAGCAGTATTATCCGAAGCTTGTTTGATACTGTTTATAAAATCGATTTTGATTTGGCAACAAGTGCTGAGCTTGCAACAGCTTCAATACCCATAAATCCAAATAATTCTACTAACCTAGAAAGTTCAACTTTGGATCAAGAAGGTTTTTTTGCTAGTCCATTAGGTGGGTCAACTACAGGGAATGAATTTACTTCAACTGCAGTAGCAGGAGCTGTTCTACTCGGAGATAGCTTTTACAATATTACTTCTTTGGTTGTGGCAAATGCTTATCCAGCAAATTTGTTTAGTGTACCTCCTTATTTATTGTCTTCAGTGATGAAGCTTAGACCCTTTGCATATATTGAACCAGCAAGTTTTCCTGTTTCTTCTGCTTATATTTCTAGTGCTCAGGCTGCAGCAGCTCAGTTACAGGAGGGAGCAACAGGTCCCGCAGCTCAAACAACGCAGATATCTCCTGAAACTTTTCAACAGGCTACTCAAGCTTTAGGTGGGCAGGTTACAAATTACAGCGGTACAAGTCCTGTATTTATTGATCCAACAGTTCAAAATTTAAAGGCATATTTTCAATTTTTGGACACTGTTTTTCTTGCTTTCAGCCCTGAATTACAGACTCCATATGAGATTTTGGATCAGATACGAAATATCACTTTTGTCGAGATCTATGAACAACCTAGTGGGCAGTTTATTGTTCGTTCACCCCAGTACAATAATTTAGCTACTTCTGTCCCAGGACGTTCCGACATAGCCATGATTCGTAGTAGCAATTTGAATATTATTTCTACCAGCTATCCCAGTACTGCAGAAAGTTTAGTGAGCAAGATCATTACAGGTTATTCACCTGATATTCTTCCAGTTTCTCTTTTGCAGCAGTTCGGGTATTGTGATGGGAAATTACTTACACAGTTTGGTCAATTAGAAATGGAAACAGCAGCAAATCCTAATGCATCAACTGCTTCTTTATCCAATAGTGCTACGAACAATAGCTTAACCACTGGAATTTTCGGATGGGCTGAGTACTTGATGGAACTTTCAAATGCTAAGCTTAAGACTGGCACCATCGTTTGTGATTACGATAATACAATTCAGGTTGGAAATACCTATATTGACGAAAACAAATTTAAATTTGGCTATATCGTAGGAGTCAATAAGCATGTTCTAGTTACAGGGACCGCTACGATGTCTCTTGCTTTGACCTATGTTCGTGATGCTGTTCCAAAGTACGGGAATGTTAATACAAGCACCAATATGGCACCCATTGTTGATGTCAATATGGATCTTCTTCCCGTTTTAACAGATATCGAAAATTCATTTGCTTCAGGGTCCTAATATGGATAATTTTAGAGTTTTTCAAGCTCAACTTTTAGCTAAAGATCCATCAACTCCTAGATCTTATACAGCGGTTACAATTCCTGATGGAAGAAAAATCGTTGGAGTACAATTAGGGAATGCTCTTAAAGACCAAAGTGCTCCATTGCTTGGCAGTATCGTTCTTATTTTGCAATTGGATGTATATCGTTCTTATGTTTTGATGGTAGTAAGAGAGCCTTTTTCGTTCGTTTCAACCAATAATCAGTATCGTGGAGCTATTCCTTCATCGGGTAATGCAAGTCAAGATATTCTGAATGGGGCAAACCCAATTGCTGATGGTGAGATCTTCATGGAAGCTACAGGTCCAGGATCTCCAGGTGTTGGTCAAAGTATTCCAGGTTTTGGAGCCCATCTGTACTTAGGAAATAGTGGAATAGCTCAGATTGAATCTGGGTCCATGAGTGAAAGGCTTATCATAGGTGGAGAAGGATCTTCTGATGATCATCTGGTTCTTCTTTCCGCTGATAATGGGTATTTTGAAAGTAACACAGGCACAGACAATATTCAGAGTACTTTCAACTATACAACAAATTCTACCACTGGATTAACAGAAGGTCTTCAGGTCGCTACACAGATTTCTGTTCCTACTACAGATGTATCAATTCCTATTTGTCAGCTTACCATGGATACTCTTGGTAATTTGTCTCTTGAGAATACGACTTTAGGCACAGGATTGACAGCAGGAGCTTTAAATATCAATGCAGCTGGAGAAGTGACCTTGTTATCTGGTGCTTCAGGGGTTGCAGCAGCTACTTTAACTTTGGCACCCGCTGGAACTATCACTTTAAATAACGGGACACTTGGGGCAGCGCGACTTACAGACCAAACTGTTGCTACTCCTGGGACTGATCCAGCTTTTTATGCATTTTGGGTCCAACAGGAAGCTATTTTTACGGCTCTTCCAGCAGCTACTGATCCTGGTACAACAGAAGCTTTGGCAAATGCCTTAAAAGCAGCTTTGATAGCTCTTACAGCTTCATATCCTCAATCGCTGACGGCCCGAATAACAACTAGCAGCGCGACTGTACTTATCGGAGATTAAGATGCCCTCAACTCCTGTAGCTTTATCAATTTGTGTTATCAATTTTATTAGACAGATCCTTTGTAATAACCCTATTCTGAAGGCTACATTTAAGACCTTCCTGAATAGCCAGATTTTGGCTGCAGACGCTGAAATAGCTGTCTTAGGGGCTCAGCTTGCCAGATTGGATATTTTGAACGAATTTGCCATGCTTGAGATCCAAACTCTAGCAGCAGTACAAAACAAGATTCAGGCTGATTTAAACGTGGTTTTAGGGCCTATGCAGAGCTATGCCACATGCCCAGTTATCAGTCAATTCATAGCCCAAGCAGAAAGTGGGGCTACAGCTAAGGCTTTGGCAGGATTTCAGAATCTTATCTACACTTATAATCGACGCGCTTACGTTGCCAATGCTATCAGTGCCCAGGTTAAGAGTTTGCAGAATTTCGTCAATACAGCTCAGTCCTTCTTATCGCTGCTTGACACGATTTGTCCTTAAGGAGTAAAAATGTCAGATTTACAGCTTATCACAGTCAACATTCCAGGCCAACCTCAGTTTCCCCCACAACAGGGAAATCCTCCTGAGTATTTTGGAGAGCAAACGAATGATTTGCAGATTGGTCCTAACAATGATTTTACTTTGGTCTCTGGGCTTGCCTTAACCACTCAAGATGTACAGAAAATTTTACTCACAGAACAAGGGGATAATGGTCAATTTCCATTGTATGGGACACAGCTTCAATCACTAATTGGTGGAAAGATTAATCCCAATATTGTTGCAGGTACTGTTCAGCAGCAAATGACTCAGGCTTTGCAGGTTTTGTATTTACTCACTCAGAATCGAACAAATCTGGCAGAAATTGTTCAAACTCTTTATTCTCTCAGCACTCAGCTTGTTAATGGCACCAGTATTGTATCTTTGCTAACTGTTATCGCTGCAAATGGGGAAGAAATTACAACAGGCATCAATATTTCAACCATAACTTCTAGCATAAATACTACAACGGTCGCATAAGGATATTACTATGGCTCTACCTACATTTAGTCAAATCGTACAATCAATGATCAATTTTTTACAGATTTCCCGTCCTGATATTGCTACTCAGACTGGAAGTGTAACAAATGACGTGGTTATTTCAACCGTTGCCAATCAGTTATCAGCTGAAGATGGTACTGATCCTAGTGTTTACTCATCTATTCAGTATGCTCAGAATCTTACAGCTTTTGTAATTAACGCAGCTACGCTTGTTCCTGCAGATCTTGATGCTATTGGTAATAACTATGGACTTACTCGAAATATTGGTACTCAAGCAAATGGAATTATCACACTGAGGATTCGTAACTACACAACTTCGAGTCCAATTGTTACTGTACCTTCTGGTACAACTGTCTCTACACTTTCGACTTCTGCAGCTCCAGCAGTTTCATTTTCAACGACAGCTACCATAACCTTTATTCCATCATTGGCACCTTCTTATTACAACCCTGTTTCTGGTTTTTATGAGCAAAATGTAGGAATTGTTTGTCAGACTATTGGGACTGTGGGAAATGTAGCAGCTAATACAATTACCTCTTTGGTAGGTTCTGGTTTAGGGATTGATGCTGTTACGAATACGGCTGCAACTTTTGGTGGAACCAATACGGAAAGCAATGTAGCTTTTGCTATGCGTATTCAAATTAAGCTTTCTGGAAACAATGTCGGTACATCGAATGGGATTATCAGTCTCGTCGAAACCAATCCACAGGTTATTCAGGCCAGCATTGTTGGACCTAATGATCCTGCTATGTTGCGAGATCAGTTTGGAGGATCAGTTAACGTTTATATTCGTGGTCAAGTGCTTGTTACTACAGTAGATACTCCTACATATTCAAGTACAGGTTCTCAAATATATGTTTTACTTAATCAACCTGTAGATTCTGTTGGGGTAGTGACTGGAATTGCTGGTGGGAATCCATACACATTTATTCCTGGGACTGACTATCAAGTTTTTCTAAATCCAAATTCTCTATTTGCAGGGACAGTAGATGCAGGAAGCTATATTCAATGGCTTTCAAGGGGTACTCATCCCGATAATAACACAATTGTTACAGTCACATATACCTATGATAGCTTGATCGTTACTCTTCAGGCTCTTTTAGATAGCAATTCAAATAATATCGTAGGGTCTGATATTTTGGTTTATGAAGCTGTCCAAGCTTTAATCAATTTCACTGCAGGGATTATTATTGTTCCTGGGTACGTACCAACTACAGTTGTCAATAATGTTTCTACTGCTCTTTCAAATTACATCAATAATCTTGGTCTTGGTGCAGTTATTGTTTTGAGTGAATTGGTTTCCATAGCTCAAGCCGTACCTGGAGTTTCAGAAGTTGATCTTAGTAGTTTGATCCTTCAGTCGATTGAGGGAGCTGTTACTATTACAATTCCTCCAGGGCAGCAAATTTCAGTTGGAAATCAAGCCTATCCTATTACCAATAGTTTGACTATTACCGTAGAGTCTTAAGGATAAAAATATGATACCTTATTCAACAAAAGAAAACGAACGATCCTTTGGTGTAGGTATACCCAATGAAAGCCATGTTATAGGTATTGTTGGCGTTGCAACATATGCCTCATTACAGATTCAATTGGTTGAAGTTCCTCAAGGTCCAGCTCCAGCCGTAACGATTACAGGTTCTGGAGGTCCTTACACAGAGGTTACTACCTCTCCTTCTACAGGTGGACAATTTGAAGTCAATTATACGACAGGTGTAATCACCTTTGCCCCAGGCCAAAATGGTAACACAGTATTGGTTTCCTATACTGGTCTAGGATCAGAGATTGCAGCACAAGATGTTAATGAAGTTCAAGAACCTCTTAACTCTATTGTTCAGTTATCTCTTACTTACAATCCTCCCTATACTTCTGCAAGTGCTGCTTGGACTTTGGTTCCTGGGTTAGCTGTGACTATGCTAAATGGTCTACAGAATTCGATAGATATTGTTGCAGGAACCAATATCACAATTACTCCCGTAGGCAATAATATTCGTATTGATGCTACAGGCGGTGGTGGTACTCCAGGTGGGGTAAGTGGAAATATCCAATACAATAATGCAGGAGCATTTGGCGGTGCTGCAAATGTCGTTACCAATGGAACAAATCTTGGCGTTGGAACTTCTACCCCTAATGCTTCAGCTGTTCTCGATGTTGAATCTACTACACAGGGATTTTTACCTCCACAAATGACTTCAACCCAGAGGAATGCTATTGTTTCTCCTGCTAATGGTTTGATTGTCTATGATACTACCCTAAATCAATTATGGGAATACCAGAATGGATCATGGGCCGCTATTGGTGTATATTCAGCAGGTACAGGGCTTACTCTTACAGGCACAACTTTTAGTTTAACCACACCAGTTTCTGTAGTCAATGGTGGTACAGGTGTATCTTCATGGACCAATGGACAATTATTGATTGGTAATACAACGGGTAATACTGCAGCTCTTGCTACTTTAACAGGAACTGCCAATGAAATTATTGTGACAAATGGCGCAAGCAGTATCACACTTTCTACCCCACAAGCCATTGCCACAACATCTAGTCCAACTTTTGCTGGATTAACTCTCACAACTCCTCTTAGTGTGGCAAACGGTGGTACAGGAACTACGGGTTTTACAAGTAACACGGTTATTACAGGGAATAGTGGCTTATCCAGTTTAACAACTACGCCAAATAGTTTTTTCATTGCTTTTGGTGGTACATTAGAATGGCTACCTTTTGGTACAGCTCCAAGTTTTGCTGGATGGAGTTCAACAGCTGTTCCAGCAGCTTTAACACTTCTTGGAACTACAAATGAAATTATTGTCACAGCAGCTGGAACGAATGTCACGTTAAGTACACCACAGGCTATTGCTACTTCATCAAGTCCTTCATTTGCAAGTATGAGTCTTACCAATACTTCAGGAGTTGTTTTGAATGTGGCTGGTACAGCAGGAAGCACAACTATTTTATGCACAGGTGATATTGAGGGAAATAATATCATTGCAAATGGTTTTATTGATGTTCAAAGTGGTAATGCTGTAAATTTTTCGGGTTCTTCAAGTGGGACTGTTTCACTACAAGCACCAGCTACTGTAACTGGTTATACGATTAAACTTCCTTCTGCTGTTGCTACTTCTACTGGTCAAGCTTTGACAAGTGATACTTCTGGAAATACATCATGGTCTACAATTGGAACGGTAAGTGGAGGATCGGCAACTCAATTGGCTGTTTATGCTACAACGGGATCAACGGTTAGTGGAGCTACTTACTTAACCTATTCTGATCCAAGTTTAACTCTAACAACAACTGGGCTTAGTTCCCCTTCTTTTAACATAGAGGCAGCATCTAGTGCTCCATCGAATCTTAGCATGTCGGGAACGGGATATAATTTTGGAATTCAGGCAGCTGGTTCAACTTGGACACTTGGTGATAGTACTCATAGCATTAATTTTCTTCAATATCAATACAATGCTGGAAATCCTTATCTAACAGTTGCAGTTGAATTGAATTTGACTCATGGAATTGAAGGTGCTACTTCCATAACGGCTCAAACAATTGCTCTTTCTAATGCTTTATATCTGCCAGCATTATCTTCTCGTCCTAGTGGATCTTTGGTAGCTGGTACAGTTTATTTTGCAACGAATATTGCAAGTGGAACATCTACTGGATCAATCCAAGTCTATGATGGAACAAGTTGGCACACTGTTACAAATTCATAAAGGAATAAAATATGAGCTTGAATATACCATACACAGCTAAAGTAAATGAACAAGGTCCTACTGCAGTTTCAAATGAATCCCATATTATAGGACTCATTGGAACGGCAACTTATGCTTCTGGTTTGATTCGATTAGTTCAAGTTCCTGTTATGACAACTGTTGTCATTCCTGGGTATGTCGAAATTCTTACAGGTACACCTACTGGAAATGAATTTCTTGTAAATTATACCACAGGTTCTGTTGCATTTGATCCAGGGCGCAACGGAGTATCGGTTGTTGCTTCTTATCAAGGGACAGGATCGGAAATTGCTGCTGAAGATGTCAATGAGATGCAGAATCCTCTTTCGACGCTTGCTACACAGACAATTGTTTTCAATTGGCCTGGAGCACCAACTTCCATTACTTGGGCTTTAGCTCCTAGCATTGTTTTTGACAGTAATGTTTCACCTTCTGCTATGATTTCGCTCTCTAAACTTGCCCCATTGACTCCATCAACTGCTGTTGCAACCAGTGTGTCAGGGATTTTAATTTCTTCAAGTACAACTGCAACAGAACTTGGATATGTTCATGGGGTTACAAGTCCAATTCAGACTCAATTTAATGCCTTACAACCTGCAGGAAATTATATCACAGCTCTTACAGGTGATGTTTCTGCTACAGGTCCTGGGAGTGTTGCCGCTACTGTAAATAGTGTAGGTGGTTCTACAGCAGCTAGTATTCATACAGCTACGGTTGCAGCAAATGCAGCTACAAATTTAGATACACCTTCCACAATTGTTGCACGAGATGCAAGTGGGAATTTTCAGACTAGTAATATCACTCTTGAGAATCAGGGCTCAATTGTTTTCAATGATACAGGCAGTCATTCAGTTACCCTATCAGCTCCTACTACTGTATCAGCTTCTTATAGTTTATTTTGGCCTACAGCTCAAGCTGCCTCTAATACCTATCTTCACAATGACGGAGCTGGTAATTTAAGTTGGGTTGCAAATACAGTTGGGACTTTACTACTTAGAAGTAACTCATCAGTTGCTATTGATCTTGATAATAACTACCTATATGACAATTCAGCAAACATTGTTGCAATTTGGTCAAGTGAACTTCTTCAGGATAATACGGGAGTAGCTTCTGCTAACTGGCAGACTCGCCAGTTAACTGATAATCTTGATGACTTGTCTGTAGATTGGCAAAATAAAACTTTAAATTCATTCGGTAACACAAATCTTGACTGGTCTGCGACTTCTATTCCTTCTGCAGTGGTTCATATTGATTCAACGCAGCAAGGGTTTTTGTTACCACGTATGTCAACAACTCAGATGAATGCTATTTCAGCTCCTGCTGTAGGTCTTATGGTTTACACTACTGACAATAATCAGTGGATGGGTTACAACGGTACAGCTTGGGTTATCTTAGGATAAAGATATGGCAATTTACAATACTGGTGTTTTTTAT